ACAAGCCCAATTGAGTCCTATAGCTCTTAGGCAGTTGTTAAACTCTGCTATTCATGACGCTATACGAAAGAATATGGGTAAGGGTAGAGCTACTAAAGTTTTGAACTATCGTACAGGTAGATTTGCACATAGTGTAGATATTAAAAATGTTGTTCAAACTAGAGATGGAGCTACGATGGCTTATTATTCTTATATGAATAATCCATATGAGACATTCGCACCAGGAGGCGCTCAATACAATCGAGGCCCTACACGCGATCCAAATTTATTAATTAAAAAGAGTATGAGGCAGATTGCCGCCGCTGCGGCAATTGTCCGATTCTTCCCACAGGAGGCATAATGAAAATCTTAGTATCAGCATTATTAATTCTAGGTTTAACTGGGTGCTCCCCACTAAGTGTAATAAAGGGAGATATAGAATCAGTTAAACCTAGAAATCTTATTAAAACAGGAGCAACTACTGCGGTAACTTACGCAGTAGCCGGGCCGATTCCAGCTGCGCTGAATTTGGCCACTTCTGTAGCGGTGGATGAAACTTTACCACCGCCTGAACCAGAAGTGCCTGAGATTGATCCTGGAAACAAGGAGCAAATGTGGGCATATATCTGGAAAGAAACCCAAGAAATGATTTTATATGGGTTTATCGCTTTCCTTCTATTTACTACAGTAGTAGCCCCTTGGGCAGTACAGCGTAGAGCTAGACGTAAGAGAAAGTACGATCAATATAAGTATGAAGCAAAACTTGCTAGAGAACAAAATGCGCAGAGTAACGAAGGTTCATAGTACCTTCTAACACAGGAGATTATATGTTTCCACGCAAACAAAGTCCTTGGGACGAAGATAATTTAACCAGTTGTAAAGTATGCTGGTTTTTATTAATAACAGTGTTACTAGTATGGCTTGGTCAGGTCTTATAGTAGCAAGTATTCTCTACCTTAATTCGGTCAGTGTAGAGAATGACATAAAACCGGTCAGACCGAAAGAGATAAAACAAGAAGAAAAATATCAGCATAAACTTCCTAAAGAAAAACGTAAACATTTAAGATGTGAGCCTACTTGGGATATATACCATCAACCTTCTTGTATAAAAGTTTAAGGAATAGTTTAAGAAAATGAAAGAAGCATTAGATGTAAGTACATTTTCCTTACAAATTGGAGAATTAATAACCCCATTTATTGCTATGATGACAGTAGTAATTGTAGGGTTACTAGTAAAAGATATAGCAGGGGATATTGCTAATGGAATATCCTTTAAATATTTTGGTCCCTTTAAAGAAGGGGACAAAGTTATGCTAGATGGACACAAAGCAGTTATAGTTAAAATAGGCTTAACTACTAGTGTCTTTGGGTGTGATGACCCAGAAAGAGGTTATATTTGGAGGTATGTTCCAAATGACCGTATTGGTATGTTAAAACTAGGAAAAATAATTTCTAGTAGTAAAAAGATATAGGAGTATAAATGAAATTTACTTATGATAAAATGCCTGCAATGATGCCTTTACCTATCCCTACTAAAGATAAAGGATTTTTTGGGGCTATTATTTTATGGATTCTAACAACTAGAAAATGGAAGTTAGTAGAAGATTGGGTTTACAATATTGATGGAACACAATATAAAGTTCCTGCAGGATTTGTATTTGATGGAGCTTCAGTTCCTAAATACTTTAGAAGTTGGCTATCTCCAATGGGAGTATTGTTAATTGCAGGGTTAGTCCATGATTATGGTTACAAACATGCTAAATTGAAGATGTATAATGGTGTAGCTACAGAAGTTAATAATCAAAAATATTTCGATAAGTTATTTAGAGATATTGCTATTGAAATTAATGGGTTCAAACTTATTAACTACATCGCATATTATGCTCTTAGACTTGGAGGATTTATTGCATGGAGAGGTCATAGAAAGCGTGATGCAGAGCTATAAGTTTTTTGATCACAGACCTTGTCGCAATAAAACTATATTAGCGTTTCCTTAAATAATGTCTTGACAAATCGGTAAAAATTTGATATAATATATTCAGATTTTGGGAAATTTCCAAATTTTATTTTTATAGGAGGTCGTAAAAACCCTCCTATTTTTTGACACAACTATATTAGAATTTGCTAATATACTTTTATGAGGAATTTAAAATGACTAAGACTATTTTTACCACTACTATCGCCCTGGCTCTTTTCGCTGGATCTGCTTCTGCATTCTTTGGAAGTGACGATAACAATACTGATGGTTACTTTGCTAACAATACTGATGGAGCATTCGATGGCCGCGGACGCGGCAAAGGCTATGGACGCGCTGATGCTGAAGGTAATTTTTCTATGACTATCAATGCTTCTGGCTCTGGTAGTTCTAAGATGAACGCTGATATTGACGGGGATACTAATTCTCGCTTTAATGGAGTAAATGATACACGATTTGCATCTACTCCACACTACTATGGCCTTGCCCCTTATGGCACAGCCAAGTAATTTTTTAACAAAATATAGGAAATGATTATGAAGAAAATTTTAGCAATGGTAACACTTTTAGTAACTGTAGGTTCAGCAAATGCATTTGATATGCCTTGGGACAACGATAACTATGGTTACGAAGATAATGGCATTTTCGCCTTTAACGGTTATGACTATTTCGATCCTCGTTGGTTCTCAACTGAGTTTACAAATATGATTAATGAGTTTGATGATGATAATGACTATCCAGTGCATACAGCTCGTGGCACTTATTGGAATCCTGCTTCTACACACAATTTTAGTGTTGTAGAAAAATAAAGAAAGAAGGAGGAGGGAACCCCCTTTAATTTATTATGGAGAATATAATGAAAACTTTATTTTTAGCACTCGCTCTTGTAGTAACATCTGCTTCAGCTAATTGGATGGATGTTTATGATGGTGCATGGTTTGTTCCAGAACCGCTTACTGAGGAAGAGAATTACCTTATGTTTGATGAGGAACTATATAAGCCTCTACCAGTACTGCTTATAGAGGCAGATCCTGAAGTGGAAGCTTGGCGTGAAACTAACGGATACTGGGATTACTAATGCAAACACTAAGAGCGATTTACACAATCTGGCTAATGAATTGTCCTTTACCTAGACTATATAGATGGACTAAGGGGAAGGCTAATGAACGAAGCCTTAACAATTAAACAGAAGTTATTCATAGGTGTACTAGTTCTACCTCCTGCCGCTGCAATGTTATTAACTTTCATTGTAGTAGTTTTGGAGCTACTTAGTTAAACACTTAAGGATGAGTAGTTTAGCCCCTCTTTTGGGAGGGGTTTTTTATTGTCGAATTTGTTGCGAAAATGCAACAAATTATTTGCACTTTTACAACAAAAAGTTCTTGACATCGAGGTTATTTTCGTGTATAATATACGAGTCGAAAATGACAAATTAATATAATTTTATTAGGAGTAAAAATGAATAAAAAGTTAATTACAGCAGGTTTAGTAGCTACTACATTAGGTTTAGTAGGCTGTGGAGCAAATGATGCAGAAGCAGGATTTTTCGGATCTGTAGAGAAAACTTGGAACAACAGTGCCGAAGTTTTAGACACTGAAGATACATATTTAGGTTACACAATTAATGAAGATTTAGGTAATGGCTATTCAGCTATTGGTGAATTATCAGTAGATATCGATAGTTCAGTAACAGAGCGTAAGTCTTACGCAGGTATCGCTAATACAGCAGGTCAGGTTGCTTTAGGTAAGCAAGCATCTGTTCAAGGTTTTGTAGGGGATACTACAATTGATATCTTTGAAGGTCCAAGTTTTGATGTTAATAATGCATCTAACATTGATAATGCCGCTACTGGTAAGGTCAATTTAGGTAATATCACAGTACTAGGATCTACTATTCCTTCTGCTGGGGATGATTCTTATGAATTAGGTGCTACACTTGATTTAGGTGCTATTAATTTAGTAGGCGCATATGCAGAAACTTCTGCAGATGTTAAGAATACTATTTTAGGTGCTACAACAAACTACAATGGAGTAGCTTTGGGCGGAACGCTTGAAACTGAAGAAAGTGCTGCTGGCGTAGAGGTGGATACTGCTACAGTCGTAGCTGCGGTCTCAGCTGGTTCAAACACTTTGAAAAGTGGTTTCCAAGATGTAGAAAATACTAAGGAAACTTATACTGTAGAGGGAATTCATGACTTCTCTAAGCAGACTTCAGCTTATATCAATTATCAGACTTCAGAGACTGATGCTGGTGTAGAATCTGATACAACTACTTTAGGTTTCCGCGTTAAATTCTAAGCTCAACCCTATGTAGTGAGAACCCGCCTTGTGCGGGTTTTTTATTGTCCAAATTTTCTCAAGGTTGCGCCTATTACCATCACAGTATAGGTTCCAAATATTACATATGAGTATATAAAAAATATTTCTTGACAAATTAGGTTATTTCTAGTATAATATACGCATATTTGACAAATTTTTAGATTAGCGAAGGAGGTTAGAGTGTTTTGAATTGGTACACTTGGTACTTAATATTTGCAATATCAGGAGGTATAACTTCCTATTTAGCATTATTTAGTCCAGCTAAACAAATAGCTTTAGAACTAAACCCTTGTTGTGTTTGTTCAACTAATCCTATACTTACAGCAATTATATGGGTATTACTATCCGCTTTAGTGATACCCGTTTTAATAATACCATTACTTATCCCTAGTAAGCAATATATCTTTGTTGCTACACTAGGTAAATCATTAGCAGAAAGGAGAAAACAAAAATGAGTGAAGAAAAAAATGTAATTACAATCGAAGACAAAGAATACACTATAGATGAGTTGACAGACGAGCAAAGAAGTTTAGTAGGAATTTATAGATCATGGTCTTCAGAACTTAACGAGTTAAGACTAGAAGTAGCGAAAGTTGAAGCAGCGCTAAGAGATTTAACACGCGAAATTACTTCATCTGTAACCGAAGAGGTTGAGGACTGAAAAAATAATTCTTGACAACTTGGTAAAATTTCTGTATAATATACATTATAAAATCGAAAAAGGAAAAATATAATGAAAATAATGCAGTTTGACTATCGTAAAAATTCAAATGATACCTCACATAGAGAGTTCATAGCACTTACTACTCCAACTAAGAATTATTTTGGGTTAGATATTTCAGAACTTGAAGATGAAGAGGTAGCAGAAGTAGTGTATGGAGTTTCTAGGTTTGACGACTTAATTAAAGAAGCTCTAGAGCACAGAACTCAGTGGCTAAAAGAAAAAGGTTATGGTACTTATTATCGTAACTTTAGCCCTGAGAAGATGGGAAAAATCATTACCGAGGAATTATAGAGAATGACACCCGAAAAAGAAAGTTTAGTAAATGCTCTAATGAGCTTATTTGATATGAACCCTAATATGCGAACAAGTATGGGGAACACATCCTTAAAAGTTCTAAATGCTTTTTTAGAGGGAGCAAGAGTAAATGCTGATGCGTATTATGAATTAAAGAAAAAACATGACGATTATCGGAAAAGATTAGCGAACTATGAATCAGTCATAGATTGATGTTGAGGAGGCGAAAGCCTCCTCTTTTTTCCTTGAGAAAAATTATGAATTGGGTAATACTTTTATGTAAAACTTTTGGTGGTAAATGCCACGAAGATAAAGACATAGCAGACAGGTGTTGCTATTTTAGACTATTTTGGTATGCGATGGAAATGATAGCAATGGTGGCTATTATAGCGAACGCAATACATCAATGGTAACAAAAATTATTTCAACCCTTACCATAGTGCCGCCCTCGATGCTAATGCATATATGGCGGACTGGTCAGGGGTTAACCTTTGAAAAAATAATTCTTGACAAAATGGTAAAACTTTAGTATAATATGTCTTGTGAAATTGAGAAATCACGAAGAAAATTTTTTATAACAACTAAAAGGACGCAAAATGGCTTGGACAGATGAATTGAAAGCAGAAGTAGTTGGTGAGTATGAGGCTCGTGAGCCTACTCCCGAAAATAGTATGGATATCGTAAAGGAGCTTGCTGAAGAGTATGAGCAGACTCCAAATGGTGTTCGTATGATTCTGACAAAAGCTGGAGTTTATGTAAAGAAAGCTCCTGCAGCAAAGTCTAGTTCTTCAGGTGATAAGCCTGCTAGAGTTAGCAAGGCAGAGCAGATCGAAAAACTTACTGGAGCTTTGACTGATGCTGGAGTTGAAGTAGACTCTGACATTATCGAGAAGATGACTGGTAAGGCAGCTCTGTACTTTTTCAATGTAGTTTCACAAATTACTAAGGACGATTAATGGCATCACGAGGTGTTAAGACTAAAGAAGGCGAGTTACTAGACGATGAGAATCTGGATAAAGTAACAGCCTTATTGAACGCAAGTGATCCTATCACTAAGAAGGAAGCTTGTAAGATTCTCAACATTAGTTACAACACAACTCGTCTTGCTAAAATTCTGGAACAGCATGAGGAACGAAAAGCACAGATAAAGAGGATAAGAGCCAAGAAGCGTGGAACTTCTGCTACTCCTATGGAGTTACAAGGTATCCTTGTAGACTATCTTAAGGGAGAATCTATTACTGAACTTTCTAAGCAGAACTATCGCTCAACTGGCTTTATCAAAGGCATACTTCGTAAGTATAATGTGCCTCTGCGTTCTAAAGCTACCGATTATTTCAATCCAGAAATGATCCCAGATGGTGCTCTAAAAGAGGACTATGCAAAAGATGAAATCTGCTGGTCTGCTAGATATAATACAATGGCTCAAGTGGTTGGGCATGTAGCGACTGAAAAGAAGTTCGAACACTTTAATAGTGACGGACTTTATGAGACCCACCCAGAACACGGTAAAGTATATCGTTTATGGGTATTTGGAGATCACTGTCGTTATGCTTACCAACCTTGGTATGAGCTAGGAAATTTAGAACATCTAACAGAACTTGGCGTTAATCTAACGGAACATAGTGCTTCTATGGTGTAAGAAATGGAACAAAACAACGATATTTATAATCGTATAATATATGAAAATGAAGCAAAAGGACAACAATATAGGCTAACCGTTAGTGAATTTAGAGAGCAGATGTACTTACATATCCGTAAGTATTATCTTAGTTTTGATGAAGGGTATCTTCCCACAAAAGAAGGTGCTTGTATACCGTTAACAATCGGTACAGTAGCAGAACTATTCGATGCTCTAGTAGATTTACTATCCGAAACAGAAGTAAAGTTTAAATTTGCGAAAGAACTAAAGAAAGAATTGGAGGAAATAGTAAATGACGGACATCTTGACTAAACTGCGAACAGCTAGTAAGGCTTACTATGAAGGTAATCCTATTATGTCAGATGAAGAATTCGACCTTTTAGCTGAAGCCGCTAACTTTGATGAAGTTGGTGCTCCAGTAGAGGAAAGAGTTAAACACCCGTATAGACTATTCTCCCTTCAAAAATATTATGTTGGTGAAGGAAAAGATCCCTTAGAGAGTTACTCTAAAGAGATTGTTGAAACAACTAAATTAGATGGAGCAGCAATCGCTGTGTCTTACCTTAACGGTAAGTTGCACAGAGTTCTTACTAGAGGAGACGGTATTGAGGGGTTAGATATTACTAGTAAATTTTTGAACAGTAATGTTGTACCTAGAAATATTAGATTTAATGCTGAAGATATTCTGCAAATTACGGGCGAAGTAGTAGCCCCTAAAGAAATTCCTAATGCTAGAAATTATGCAGCAGGAGCATTAAACTTGAAAGATCAAGTAGAGTTTAATAGTAGGGATATTACTTTTATCGCTTATGGTATGCAAAATGAACAATCTTACAAATCGGACAGTTATAGACAAGATATGGAGTATCTTAGGAAGTTCGGCTTCAATACTGTCTTGGATTCTGCTTGGGATATATTTCCTAATGATGGTCGTGTTTTTAGGGTAGATAGTAATAAAGACTTTAATGAATTAGGTCATACTGCTAAACACCCTCGTGGAGCTTATGCTCTAAAAACTAGAACTGAAGGTATACCAACTAAATTATTAGATGTAGTTTGGCAAACAGGTAAGAGTGGAAAAGTTACTCCTGTAGCTATTCTTGACCCTATCGAAATTGATGGGGCTAACATTTCTCAAGCTACACTTAACAATATTAAGTATATCGAAGATTTGGGGTTAGAAATTGGCTGTACTGTAGCAGTCGAAAGAGCTGGTGGTATCATACCGCGAGTCTTGAAAAGAATTTTATAACCTCGGTAAAAATAATTCTTGACAAAATGGTTAAAATTAAGTATAATATACATATATAAAATGAAAAAAGAAATTTATAAAAAAATTGTTTCCCCTACTAACTGCCCATCTTGTGGTGGGTTACTGGTAAGAGTAAAAGACCAATTATTTTGTAAAAATACTGATTGTGAGGCTCAGTCCTCTAAGAAATTAGAGCATTTTGCTAAGGTATTAAAGATTAAAGGTCTTGGTCCCGCAAGCATAAACAAACTTGGTATCACAACAGTTAAAGAACTATACGAATTAACTGAGCATGATTTGGAGTCAGTGTTAGGAAAAAATGGATTAAAGATTTATTCTAATATTCAAATCAGCAAGCGTGCTGAATTAGGAACACTACTACATAGCTTCTCAATTAATTTAGTAGGATCTACTGCTGGTAAGAAAATTGCCTCAGTAGTTAAACATATCGAGCAATTCGATAATGAAAAAGGTAAGGAAGCTGGGTTAGGGCAGAAAACTATTGATTCTGTTTTGACTTGGATTTCTGAAGAGTATTTCGGCAAAGGTTTGAATGAACTGCCTTTAAGCTTTAAATCTTCTGAAACAAAAAGTAGCCCAACAGTAAGTAATGGGCTTAAGGTTTGTATAACAGGAAAGCTAAAAGACTTTAAGAACAGAACTGAAGCGGGCAAATATTTGGAGTCTAAAGGATATACTATTGTATCTGGCGTTAGCAAGAACATAGATATTCTGATAGACGAAGAAGGAAAACAATCTAGTAAACGCACAAAAGCCGAAAAATTAAACATTAAAATTGATACAATCAAAAATCTTATAGGAGATAATTAATATGGCAATCCCTAAGTGGACAGACGAAAGAACTGAAACTCTTACATCACTGGTTGGCGACGAGTCACCAGTATCACAGGCTACTGTAGCATCAGCTGCTGAATCTTTGGAAACTACTGCTCGCAGTGTTTCTTCAAAGCTACGCAAGATGGGCTACGAAGTAGAGTTAGCTGCAACAGCTAACAAGCGCACTTATACCGAAGCTCAGGAAGCTGAGTTAGCAGATTTTGTAAATGACAACTCTGGTCGTTACACTTATGCTGAAATCGCTGCGATGGTATTAGATGGCGAGTTTAGCCCTAAGTCAATTCAAGGCAAGCTATTGTCTATGGAACTAACTGGCAAGGTTAAACCAACTGTACGAGAAGCTGCTGCTCGTACTTACTCAGAGGAAGAGGAAGCAACTGTACTTGAGATGATCGGGGACGGTGCTTTCGTTGAGGATATTGCAGATGCACTTGGTAAGAGCATCAACTCTATCCGTGGAAAGGCTCTTAGTCTTTCTCGTACTCACGGCATTTCTATGCCTAAGCAGCGTGAGTCACACGCTAAAGCGAAGACCGACGCTTTAGAAGCTCTTGGTGATATCACCAATATGACCGTTGAAGACATTGCTGATGCTATCGGAAAGACCGTTCGTGGCGTTAAAACAATGTTGACACACCGTGGTCTTCTTTGCTCTAACTATGATGGAGCTAAGAAGGCGGCTCAAGCTGCTGCTAAGCGCGAAGCTGCTACTGCGTAGTAGTTGATAGCTTAATTATTAGCTTGGAGGGTAGGTAGGCAACTGCCTACCCTTTTTTTCGTCTGGAGGATGTATGAAAGTTATTGTGGAATATGAAGATACAGATAGTCTAGTACCCGATGAGGTTGCTACCCATAATATAGACTATTTTGGCCCAGGCACTACAGTTAAGATAAGTCCTACACATGAGGATCCCTTATCACACATATATTTCGGAATTCAAGGGTTAGTTACATTTGAACAAATTCAGCTGTTTCACGATTCGGGGCCGCTGTACAAACAACACTTGAACCAACTAAGAGAAGAAATTCTTGATAAATTAGAAATTGAACTAAACCGCGTTATTATTGATAATGAGGCAAAATTAAGGTAAGATCATGTTATGGCTGATATTGGAAGTGTCGTATTACATAAACTTCTTAACGAAAGAAGTTTAGGAGCGTGGACAAGGCTTAAACTAGCTTTTTTCAGCTCTTCGCACGCCTCAATATATAGTGCTATTAACAAGTATTATATTAAACATCAAGCGATACCTAACTTTGAAGACCTGCTCCTTATCACTAGGGACGGCCCGCTCAAACGAGCACTCAAAGCATTAGAATCCCTAGAAACCCCTGATGTAGACATTGATCTAGCTATGGAGGCATTGATTAATGAGTTTACTCAGAATGAGGCGTTACTACAAATAGATAAATTTGTAGACAGAATTACTATGATGGATGTGCAAGAAGTCAAAGACGAAATTGCGCATATATTACTACACTTGGATGAAAAGACGCATACAAGTGAGAAAATTGCAACTATGTCAGATGTTCAATTATTTGATATAGATGAATCAGAAACATTGTTCCCTATGGGACTAAATAATAAATACGATGCCACACTCGGTGGAACAGCCTCGCAAGAATTAGTGCTATTTGGAGGTTATCGAGGATCAGGTAAGTCAGTAATAAGTACAAACCTGATGGTAAATCAATACTTAATGGGTAATTCATCAATTTACTTTAGTATTGAAATGAGAGCACAAGAAGTATTCACTAGAACTATGAGTATTCTAGCAGATGTGAATAATACCAATCTGACTAGAGGTCTTAGTTCAGATAATGAAGTTATGGTATTGGCTCAAAAACGAGCAGATATGTTCGTAGATGGGCAAGACCTATTAGAAGAATATTTAGTACATAAAGATTATACTAAGTTTGAAAAAGAACTAAATCGTACTAAGATACTAAAACCAGATAACCAAATGGTTATTATTGATGACCAAGGGCTTACTATCCCTAGTATTGATCTCCACTTGCAGAATTTTAAAGCACAGTTTGGAGATAAACTAAAATTAGTAGTGGTGGATTATGTTAATCAGATTGTAGCAGAAGATATGTACAACTGGCAAACACAGCTAACGCTAAGTAAAGAGTTAAAGAACTTGGCAAGGAAACACAACGTTTGTGTAGTTGCCCCATATCAGATTGATGCTACTGGAGAGGCAAGATATTCTAAAGGTATTCTTGATGCTGCAGATAGAGCATTTATCCTTAAACCACAGGATCATGACACAGGAGTGTTTAGTTTCGAAACTACTAAGATGAGAAACGGAACCCCTATGAACTTCTCTAGTACAATTAATTGGAACTCATTAAAGATTTCTCCAGTTGATGTACCTTACGAAGATAAAGACCCAAAAGCTAAAAAGAAAGTAACGAAGAAAGAACCTAAAGTAAAAGAACTTAAGAAAATGTCAGATGACTTGGAGTTTTAAATGATACCAGAAGAAGTACTAAAAGAGAAAGGGGTTCAGTATTCTTCGCAAGGGGGCGACTTAGTAATTAAATGTCTTAACCCAGAGCATGATGATAGTAACCCTTCAATGAGAATTGATAAAATTACTGGAGCATATCATTGTTTTAGTTGTGGGTTTAAAGGAAGTATTTTTAAGTATTTTAATATTGCTTCTGATTTTAAGGAAATACGAGTACAGCAAATAAAGAAGAAAATCTCTAAATTACTAGCTAAAGCTATGGATATGCCTTTAGGGGCTATTCCGTTTAGGGACGATTTCAGAGATATTAGTTTAGATACTTTAACTAAGTTTGAAGCATTTACACATAAAGATTACGAGAATAGGATAGTATTCCCTGTAAGAGATATTTTAGGAGATATTATAGTATTTATTGGAAGACATATGCATAGTAATGTTAACCCTAAGTATATGATTACTCCACCTAAGACATCTCCTCCTTTACATCCTGCAGCTCCTAAGATGATTAGAGGTTCCATTATTTTAGTAGAGGGTATATTTGATATGCTGAATCTACACGATAAAGGGTTGGAAAACGCAGTATGTGTATTTGGCACACAAACTTTAATTAAACAATGGGAAGAAAAACTAGCTCCATATAAATTACAAGGTTTATCAAAAATTTATATACTATTTGATGGCGATTCTGCAGGGCAGATTGCTGCAAATAAGTTAGAAAAAGAAATACAAGAACAATATATTACAGAAATAATCAAACTACCTGATGGAGTAGATCCAGGAGACTTAGGTAAGGATGATGTACAAGCATTAAAGGAATTAGTTTATGACAGTAGCGATAATTGATAAAGCTCCCTCAAATTTAAAGTATGAAAAATACTTTGAGTTTGAGTTTGAAAACTTACATATGTCTGATGTAAAAGTAAAGAAACTTTTAAAGAAAGATATTACTTTAGAAGTTGATTTAGATAACTATGACTATGTAATCTTAGTTGGCTCAGAAGCCGCTAAAAATTATGCTAAGATTTCTTCTGTTACTCAGTATCAGGGACACTTAGTGGATGATAAGTTTATGCCTATTATCAATCCTGCTATGTTGGCGTTTAAGCCAGAAGGTAAGCCTGCTTTTGAACAAGCTGTAAAAAAGATACATCAGTATATTAAAGGTGATATTCAAGAGATGGGAGTAGGAGATTATGAAGGTATTGAGGATGTAGATGTAGCTAAGAAACATTGCGAAATGTTATTGAGTCTAAGTACAGATTTGACTGATACTATTGCAGTGGATACGGAAACTACAGGGCTATATCCAAGAGATGGTTATGTTTTAGGAATTTCATTATCTTATAAACCTAATCAAGGAGTATATATTTCAACTGATATTATTGATGAAGAGTTGGAAGCATTACTTCAAAAAATCTTTATGAAGTTTAACATTGTGATGCATAATGCTAAGTTCGATTTACATATGCTAGAGTATCACTTTAACTTTAAATTTCCTAAGATTGATGATACTATGCTAATGCACTATGACTTGGATGAAACTCCAGGTACTCATGGTCTGAAACCTTTAGCAATGAAGTATTGTGAACGATTAGGGGATTATGATAAAGCTCTAGTAGATTTTAGAACTGACTACTGTAAAACTCATAAAATAAAACAAGCAGATTTTACATACGATTTAATTCCTTTCGATGTACTATCTGAATATGCTGCTATGGATACAGCTGCAACTATTGAACTATACCGAAAGTTTAAGCCAATTATTTATAAAAGCCCTAATCTTAAGAAAGTTTATGAAACTTTATTAGTTCCTGGGATGAGATTCCTTAAACAAGTAGAAGATAATGGAGTACCTTTTGATACAGAACGATTGGTTAAAGGACAAACAAAAATGGATGAAGAGATTAATAGGCTTCATCAAGAATTGTATAGCTTTTCGGAAGTACATACTTTTGAAGAGTTGCAAGGAAAAGTATTTAATCCTAACTCGCCAATGCAATTAAGAGTTCTTCTGTTCGATGTACTAGGATTGAAACCTGTACCTGGTAAGAAAACTGGGACTGGAGCAATTAGTACAGATGCGGAAGTCTTAGGAATTTTGTCTAAAGAACATCCATTGCCTGAAGCTATTTTAGGTATTAGAAAGGCTAGTAAAATTAAAAATACTTACTTGGATAAAATTATTCCAGCTCTTGATGCTGATAATAGACTAAGAACTGGGTTTAATCTAACTTCTACAACTTCAGGGCGGCTGAGTTCAAGCGGTAAGCTTAACATGCAGCAATTACCTAGAGATAATAAAATTGTTAAGTCTTGTATTAAAGCTAGACCAGGACACAAGATTGTTTCCCAGGATTTGGCAACAGCAGAGATGTATGTAGCTGCTGTATTATCTGGAGATAAAGTACTTCAAGATGTATTTATAAGTGGAGGAGATTTCCACAGCTCTATGGCGCATCGTATCTTTGGGCTACCTTGTAAAGTTGAGGAAGTTAGTACTAAATTCAAGAAAAAACGTCAAGCTGCTAAAGCTATCTCGTTTGGTATTCTATATGGTTCCGGACCAGAGAAGGTAGCTGAAACTGCTGGAGTATCTCTCGAAGAAGCTAAAGACGCTATTACGGATTATTTTGAGACTTTTCATAAATTGAAGAAGTGGTTAGATACTTCTAAGAAAACAATTAAAGATAATCAGTTCATTTATAGTATTTTTGGTAGAAAGCGTAGAGTTCCTAATGTTATTTCTACTGATAGAGGCATTGCAGGACATGAAGTACGAAGTGCAGTTAATTTCTTAATTCAATCAGTAGCTTCTGATATTAATCTGCTAGCAGGGGTTGATATGCAGAATTATATTGAGGCTAGAGGAATGAAGGCTAAGATTTTTGGTTTGGTACATGACTCTATCTTAGCGGAAGTACCAGATGATGAAATGAATGAATATTGTGAGAAATTAGAGTATTATACTAAAATGGATAGAGGTTGCAATATCCCAGGAGCTCCTGTAGGTATTGATCTAGAAATTGGGGGTGATTATTCATTTACAGAGGAGGAAAAAGTATGGGGCAGCTAGATATGTGGGAACATGATTGTCCAGTAGAAAGGCATGTTATGCTAATAGGTAAAGGGCAACCTTGCAATTGGTGTGGTAGAGAAGAAAGTGATGAAAATCATGAATTTGGTAAACTAATTGATATTACAAGAGAGCAGAAAATGAAAGTAGTAGACAGAATTAACCCTAATCATTATAAACAAGGCGAAATAGAAGTTATCGACTTTATCTTAGACCAAGATTTTAGTTATCTTGAAGGTAACATTATTAAGTATGTAAGTCGTTACAAATATAAAAATGGTTTAGAGGATTTAAAAAAGGCTCAGTGGTATCTCAATAAATTAGTGGAAGAAACTAGTGATCCTAAAGACGCTGCCTGAAATTAAATTCCCCATATATCCGTTAAGAAGTTACGACCGTTTAACGGATATTTATGGGGTGGTCAAGGTTTATACTATCTATAAAATGTATATCCTAGATGACCGAAATTTGGAGGGCGAAAATCTTGGTGAGCGCCGACTTCGAATAAAGAAGTACAAATATCCTTTACGTACGAGTGTATCTAGTGTTAAAGATTTACTATTTAGTAAGAATAAAACACGAGTCTATATTGATGATACTGGACAAATATTTAAGTATCATAAAGTAGAAAAAGCTACTTTAAAATATCATAAAATAGCTAGGTTAATACCTACAGGATTTGGTAGTACCAAAGTTATCGTAAAAGGAATAAACACTCCCTTTTTAATGCACGAAGAAATTCCTCCAAACTTTAAGTATGCAGGAGTTCTAAAACTACAAGGTGGATATATACTATATGAAGTATCTACAACGAAGAAAAAAGATAGTTGGAGAAGAGTATGAAAGCTGTCCTTAGTAATAGAATTTATCTAGAAACGGATGACGATTTAGAAGAATTACTTATAAAAACTCTAACATATGAAATAGAGCAGAAAGGGGTAAACCCACTTGATGCTCCAATGCTTACTATACGAAACGCTACAAAAATAAGAAAAGGTCTATACTCTATCCCTAGTGGTAGAACTGATTTAATTCCTGATACTTATTCTTTAGTAGATAAACGAGTTAATGATATAGTAGAATTTCCCAAGTTTAAATATAAACTAAGAGAATCACAACAGGCGATTTATGACGAAGTAGAGGGCTCATGCTTAATAAACGCCCCAGTAAGTTACGGAAAGACTTTTGTAGGTCTTGCTATTGCCGGGAAACTTAGTATGAAAACTTTAGTTATTGTTCACACAGTTGCGTTGAGGGATCAATGGGAAGAAGAAATAGAAAAATGTTTTGGTATAAAACCTGGTATTATAGGATCTGGTCGTTTCGAAACCGACAGCCCTATAATCGTAGGAAATATCCAAACCGTAAGGAAACAAGTAGCTAAAATAATGGAAAGTTTTGGTACTGTAATTGTAGATGAGTGTCATCATACTCCTGCGAGTACATTTACTGATGTATTGAACAAAATTAAGGCTACTAATAAAATTGGATTATCTGGTACTCTACAGAGGAAGGATAACCGACATGTTGTACTAAGAGATTATTTTGGTTTTAAACTTTTTCAGCCCCCAGTTGAAAATGCTTTAACTCCAACTATTTTCAGAATGAAAACAGATATACCTTTTAGTAGTAACCGTAATATACCTTGGGCTGTACGAGTTAACGACTTAGTTAAACGAACTGACTATCAAACTTTGGTAGCAGATATAGCACAGACTCAAGCTATAAAAGGGCATAAAGTATTAGTTGTAGCAGATAGAGTTCAGTTTCTAGAAAATGTTGCTGCTATTTGTGGTGATAATGCAATAGTTATCACAGGTAAGACAGATAATAGAGATGAACTTATGCAATCTATTTATGAAGATAAAGATATACTATGTGGAAGTATTAGTATTTTTTCTGAGGGCATTTCTTTAAATGCTTTATCTTCTTTAGTTTTAGCAACTCCTATTAACAATGAGCCTATGCTAACACAGTTAATAGGTAGAGTTATACGAATAGACGAAGATAAACTAGACCCTGAAGTTATTGATATTAATTTGAAAGGTTCTACAGCTAATAACCAAGCAACTGCTAGAGTGGGTTTATATATGAAGTTAGGATATAAAGTTCATAACATAACCTAAAAATAATTCTTGACAAAATGGTTAATCTTTGGTATAATATAATGATAAAATATGATTGGGAAAAAATTAAACAACGCGCAAATGGCAATCCAAAAGGTATAATTGCTATTCTAAAGTATTTAACCACAGGGTTATGTACAAGGAGTACAAAGAAGTACCTTAAGGGTAAGGATTTAAGAGAAATTTCGGGAGATTCTTTTTTAAGAAATCCAGAAGCTTTGTGGGCAGATAAGTCTGCTTCAGAAAGTGAGATTCTTTTATATCTCCATCTAGCAAGTTTGAGAAATATTATGTTTTATAACTTAAATGGTGAAGTCTCTTTACCGCTTATACATGCTGACATACATGAAAAATATATGACACAAAATAGACTACTAGCAATAGTAAACGATAAAATACACTTTAAACACGAGGATAATAAAAATGGCAATTTCATTTGATAAAATTAATGGTAAGGCAAAGAAGGGCGGTGCAGATCTGCTAGCTTTGGTTGATGGGGATAACACTTTCCGTATGGTTGGTGATATCGTAGCACGATATAACTACTGGGTAAAGAACTCTGAGGGCAAGAATATGCCTATCGAGTGTCTAGGGTTTGACCGTGAGACTGAGTCCTTTAAAAATCTAGAGAAGGATTGGGTTCGCCACTACTTCCCTGACCTGAAATGTTCTTGGGCATATGCTGTAATGGCTATTGACCGTTCTGATGGTAAGCTTAAACTTCTAAATCTTAAGAAGAAGATGTTTGAGCAAATTCTAACTGTAGCCGAAGAGCTGGGCGATCCAACCGATACTAAGACTGGTTGGGATATTACAGTTAGTCGTAAAAAGACTGGACCTCTTGCATTTAATGTAGAGTACACAGTTAAACAGATGAAGATTAAGGCTTCACCTCTTTCTGAGGAAGATTTGGAGCTTATTAAGGATCTTAAGCCAATTGACGAGATCGTACCTCGTCCAATAGCAGACGATCAAAAGACTTTCATCGAAAGCAATATTTTAGGTGGTAATGATGATACAGCAAGTGCTGATGTACTTGATGAGTTCGAAACTGCAGAAGATATTCCAGCTTAATTAAGTTATATTTCTATAAGGGGGCTTTATGCCCCCTTATTTTATAGGAAAACATTATGAAGATATTATTTAGTGCTGACTGGCATATTAAGCTAGGACAGAAAAATGTTCCTAGAGAATGGCAGAAAGATAGATTTCATATGTTCTTCGAAAAACTACACGAATTAGAGAAAAGTGTAGATTTGAATGTTATTGGCGGAGATGTATTTGACAAAGTACCTTCTTTAGAAGAGTTAGAGTTATTCTTTGATTATGTAAAAGGATGTAATGTAGAAACAATTATATACGATGGAAACCATGAAGCAACTAAGAAAGGACATACTTTCTTAACTCAACTACAGAAAGTAGTGAATGGTTTAAATAGTAAAGTTTCTATTATAACTAGTAGTACTTCTATTCATGGTTTAGATTTTCTGCCTTATACAGACTTAAAAACATTTAAACCAGAACAGTTCTCCAATAAGATTCTATTCACCCATGTTAGGGGCGAGATTCCTCCACACGTAACTCCTGAAATTAATTTAGATAAATTAAATCATTGGGATTTAGTAGTTGCTGGAGATTTACACGCTCATTCTAATAGTCAGAGAAATATTCTATACCCAGGCAGTCCTATGACAGTATCATTTCATAGGAATGAAGTAAAAACTGGAGTAGTAATTCTAGACTCTAAAGACTTGGAGTATGATTGGATACCTTTGGATTTACCTCAATTAATTCGTAAAACAGTAGAAACAGAAGAAGAAATGGTGAAGACTGATTTTCATCATACAATATACGAGATCACAGGAGATTTATTAGCTCTATCAGGAGTAGATATTGATAATGAACTGTTAGATAAAAAGATTGTAAATAAAAATACTGAAGCAGTATTAAACCTAAAAGATATGACTATCGAGGAGGAACTGTTTGAATATTTACAAAATGTACAAAACTTAGATGCGGGTAGTATCGAAAATATTTTAGGAGTTTTTAATGATTTATATTCAGACGCTTAAATGGAGCAATTGCTTTTCATACGGAGAAAATAATTCAATTAATTTTACAGAAGCTCCAGTAACTCAGTTATTAGGTACAAATGGTACAGGTAAAAGTAGTATTCCTTTAATTCTTGAAGAAGTGTTATTTGGAAAAAATAATAAAGGGATTAAGAAGCAAGCTATTGCTAATAGGCATATAGGCAAAGGTTATTATATTGAGGTTGACTTTGCTGTAGATAATACTAACTATAAAGTAGTATTAGATCGAAAGAGCAGTATATCTTTAAAGCTATTAAAAGATGGAAAAGATATTAGTAGTCATACTACTACTGCCACTTACAAAACTATTGAAAATGTATTAGGTTTAAACTATAAAACTTTTTCACAATTATTCTATCAAAGTGCCTCCTCCAACTTAGAGTTTCTTAGAGCTACAGATACTAATAGAAAGAAATTTCTTATAGGTTTATTAGGATTAGATAAGTATATAGAGTTATTTGAACTTTTTAAAGATAAATATAAAGAGTATAATTCTGAATTAATCGCTATTGAATCTAGTTGTAATACTATTGAAGAGTGGTTAGATAAAAATACTTTAGAAGATTCTAAGAAAAAACGAATTGTAATAGTTCCAGATGATCCTTCTGATAGTGTTGAAGAGTTTACTAAACTTAAAACAAAACTAGAAAATTCTGATAAAATTAATAAAGATGTAAATACTAATAATCAGTATAAAGAATTACTTTCTCAAATCGATATTGTCGAAGTAGTAAAGCAAGTGGACAAGCCGGAGTCTACGGACTCTCTGGTCAAAGAGAAGGGATCACTAGAATCGGAGATAACTTCTAGAAAAGCGTTAGTAACTAAACTATCTAAACTTAGTGGGCAATGTCCTACTTGTATGCAGTCTGTGGATGAAGAATTTGTATCAGATTTAATAGATAGGGCAACTAAAGTTATTGAAGCTAACTCGGATAAAATTGATGGAATTGATGAAGTTATTTCTGAAACTAAAAACAAGCTGTTAAAGTATAGAAACCATCAGAAATTAGTTTCTGAGTTTGAAAACTTAAACAGCTTAGTAGATAAAGATATGACTTCAGAGTTAGTTGATAGAGAAAGTGTAAAAGCTAAACTAGATCAATTAAAAACTACAATTACAGAAATTAGAGGCAAGATTAAAAAAGCTATTCAATATAATGAACAAGCTACTGCTTGGAATACTAAAGTTGATGTTATTTTACAACAAACCGAAGAATTTCAAGAAAAATTAGAACAAAAGGCTAAAGAATTAGAAAATGCTAAAGAGATTATGGGTATTATTACTATACTTCGTAAGTCTTTCAGTACAAATGGTCTTATAGCGTTCAAGATTGAGTCGTTGGTAAAAGACTTAGAAGAACAAATTAACACATACCTATCTGAACTTTCTAGCGGAAGATTTCAGTTGAATTTTAATTTGAAAGGCGAAAAATTAAACATTCAAATAATAGATGAAGGTAGAGAAGTTGAAATCGAGGCTCTTTCTAGTGGGGAATTTGGCCGAGTGAATACGGCTACATTACTTGGAATAAGAAAGATAATGAATATTCTTTCTAAATCTAAATTGAATTTGCTAATCTTAGATGAGGTTATGGGTGTGTTAGATGATGAAGGAAAAGAAAAACTAGTAGAGATTCTACTACAAGAACAAAATATAAACACATTTATTGTGTCGCATGAATACACACATCCTTTAATTAATAAAATTAATGTCATAAAGGAGAATAATATATCGAGGTTAGAAAATGGTTGATAGTCGAGCTAAAGGAGCAAGAAACGAATTAGTATGTAGAAACCAAATGAGAAGTTTAACTGGATTATCTTGGGAAAGAGTCCCAAGTTCAGGAGCTCTCGGGGAACAACATAAACTAAAAGGGGATTTATACATTCCAGGAGAACACAATTTATATTGTGTAGAAGTAAAAGCATATAAAGATGACCACTTTAATAGTAAGATTTTGACTGCTGCTAAAAGTAATAATTGGCGACAATGGTGGGCACAAACTATTAGAGAATCAGACCAAGTAGGTAAAGAACCTATTTTAATCTTTAAATATGATAGATCAAAGTGGTTTATGACTGCTTTAATTGAACCAGTTGGGGATATTGAATATTTTAAGTTTTCAAATGGTACTTATACTGCTTTATTGGATGATTATATTCAATCAATAGAGGAGTGGATTAAATGAAGTGGGAAGATTTAAAGGCAAATGGAGATAGAAATAATTTATTAGTAGTTGACGGATTAAACCTTGCTTTCAGATATAAGCATAACGGGTCTACTAATTTTGCAGCAGATTATCTTAGACTAGTGCAAAGTCTAGCACAGTCCTACCAAGCAGGTAAAGTAATAATTGCTACAGATTGGGGAAAATCATCTTATAGATTAAGTGTAGATGAAGATTATAAAGGCAATAGAGCTAAATTGAGAGAAACTCAAACAGAAGAAGAAAAGAACGCCTTTATAGCCTTTATGGAAGAATTTAACAGAACTATGGAACTAGTTGGAGAGGTATATCCAGTAGTTAAATTTAAGGGGGTAGAAGCGGATGATATTGCCGCATATATTTCTAAAAAGTTCCCTAAATCAGACCTAGAGCATTGTTGGTTAGTTTCCTCAGATAAAGACTGGGATCTATTAATAAACGATAATATATCTAGGTTTTCTTATGTAACTAGAAAAGAAACTACTAGTGAGAACTTTGAAGAAATTCATAGTTGTACCCCAGAAGAATTTATTAGTATGAAGTGTTTAATGGGGGATTCTGGAGATAATGTTAAGGGAATTGCAGGAGTTGGCGCTAAACGCGCATATTGCCTGATAAGAGAATATGGTTCTGCTTTTGATATATGGGATCAGATTCCTCTACCTGGAAACTATGTATATATTAAAAATGTAAATCAATCGGGCGATCTTATTTTAGATAATTATAAATTAATGGATCTTTTAAGTTACTGTGAAGAAGCTATAGGTGAGGATAATTTAAAAGAACTTGATAAAACTTTAGGGGGGTATATAGGTGCTAATTAAGAAAAGGAATGGAAAACTAGAAGAACTTAATATTGATAACATTCATAGAATGTTAGAAGCCTGCAAGCGTGATGACTTAGACGTTTCAGTATCAGATACCGCAATTAATGCTCATATTAAATTTGCGGAAGGTATGTCTACCTCTGATATTCAACAAACAATTATTAAGTCTGCTGCTGAAAAAATTACTACCAAAACTCCTGATTACTCTATTTTCGCAGCTAGACTATTAGTAACTGAAATGCGAAAAGAAGTATATGGTAGTTTCGAACCTCTACCATTCTTGGACTATATACATTTGAATGTAGAGCATGGGTTATACGACCCAGAAATTTTAGAATACTACTCAGATGAAGAAATTGAAATTTTAGGCGATTTGTTAGATTATGAGAATGACCTACATCGCCCATATTCTTCAATTGTACAGATGGATAGTAAGTATTTAATTAAAGATGCTAAAACAGATCGTCGTTTAGAGATGATTCAAGAAACCTTTATGTTAATTCCTATGGTTATCTTCGCAGAAGAAGAACACCGTATGATTTATATTAGAGACTTTTATATGGCTCTAAAAGATGATAAGATTAGTTTACCTACTCCAATTATTAGTGGAGTTAGAACTAAACTTAAAATGTTTAGCTCTTGTTGTAAAATTAAGGTGGGGGATACTTCAGAGTCTATCCTATCTTCAGAATATGCATTATCTCTAATGACTGCTAATAGGGCAGGTATTGGAGTAGATATGGGGCCAGTACGAGGTATACTTGCTCCAGTTAAAAGTAATACAGTAAAACATACTGGAGCACTTCCATTACTAAAAGCAGTAGAGGCCGCTAGTAAACAATTTACACAAAATAGTTTGCGTACTGGAGCGACAGTAGTAAACTACCCAATATTTAATTGGGAAATTATGGATATTTTAGAGTATAAAAATAATCAAGGTTCTAATACTAACCGTGCTAGATTTATTGATTACTCTATAGGCATCCCAAACATCTTCTTCGAAAGAGTGCTAAAGAAGCAGGACTTTACACTTTTTAGTTCCGAGGATGTTCCACAACTATTTGAGCACTATGGGGATCCTGTTAAATTTAAGGAATCTTATGAAGCTTACGAAAGAAAGAGTGGGATTAGAAAAAAGACCTTGCCCGCTAATGAAATGTTTAATAAACTCGTTAAAGAACGGGTTGGCACTGGGCGTATTTACATACATTTTATTGATAACGTTAATAATCAAGGCTTATTTGATGAACCAGTAACTCAAACTAACCTTTGTAGTGAGATTTTCTTACCTACAAAGGAGATGAAATTTGAAGGACTTCGCCAAAATGAGTTTATTGATGTAGATGGGTATAATTTAGATAATGGAATGATTAGTTTATGTATTCTTGGGTGCGTAAACTTTGGTAAACTAGAAGATATACACGAATTAGATGGGTTGACAGAAATTATGGTAAGGTTCTTAGATAATCTTATTGATGTTCAAAACTACCCATTAGATGCAGCAGAATGGCCTACAAAAGGTTATCGTTTCTTAGGTATTGGAATTAGTGATTTCGCACATTTCTTAGCTAAGAATGAAGCTGTACTTGGCACAACAAAGGCGAAGCGTTTAACTCATGAGTGGGCGGAACGCTTCCAATTTGGACTTATTAGAGCTTCTATTAATCTTGCAGAGGAGCGTGGAGCTTGTGAGTATTCAGACAGAAGTGCATACTCTAGAGGAGTTATGCCTGTAGATACCTATAATACTAATATAGATCAAATTTACCCAGATGAGTTATTATGTGATTGGGATTTATTAAGAATCAAAGCTAGAAAGTATGGAATCAGAAATATGGCACTTAGTGCTATTCCTCCAACTGCTAGTAGTTCTTTAGTTAGTAACTCAACACAAGGAATTGACCCAATTCAGTCTACTACTGATACTTTTGAAGCTTCTAATTTCACAGTTAAATCTTTAGTACCTGACTTTGATAAAGAACCTTATTATATGAAATCTTGGGAGTTGCCTGAAAATAACTCTGCTGAGTATTTAAAATTAATGGCTATCTTACAGAAGTTTATAGATCAAGGTATGAGTACCAACCAATGGTATGACTTAACAAAAATGCCTAATAAAATTTTAGACGCTAATAGAGTTAAACGAGATATATTTACTGCCTGGAAGTATGGTTTAAAGAGTTTATACTATATTAGAACCAAAGACAAAGAGAATAAAAGTGAAACAATTATCGAGGGCTGTGAAAGCGGCGCTTGTAGTATTTAAGGAATAATAATGGAAACTAAAACAATTAATAAACAAGAAAGCCTATATACAGGGGATACAACTAGTAAAGTTAGACTAATTTCATACTCAATGCCTTCCACAGAAATGGAAGGTCTAGGGTTAGAAAATGTACAAGATTTAATTGCGTATTGTGCTAGAGTATCGAATCCAAGTAACCAGCTAAATAAAGAAACTTCTGAAAAATTAATTAAGTATCTTATTAAGCATAAGCATTGGTCTCCTTTGGAAACTGTGTCTGCTTGCTTGGAAATCGAAACTACTAGGGATATTGGAAGACAGATTCTTCGCCATAGAAGTTTTAGCTTTCAAGAATTTAGTCAGCGTTATGCAGATCCTACTAAGGATATGGAATTTATGTTGCGTGAAGCTAGACTGCAAGACACAAAAAATAGACAAAATTCTATTAAAGTAGATGATGAGAAACTTTCAGCTATGTGGAGAATCCAACAAGAGAAAGTAATTAAAGAAGCTAAAAAGGCTTATCAGTTTGCTATAGACAATGGAATTGCTAAAGAGCAGGCTCGTTCTGTACTGCCAGAAGGGTGTACAATGAGCAGAATGTATATGAATGGCACTCTTAGAAGTTGGGTACACTATATTGAACTCAGAAGTGCTAATGGTACTCAATTGGAGCATATGGAAATTGCACAAAAATGTGCACAAGTAATCGCAGGGATATTCCCTCTTATGGAGGCATTATGAGTTGTAAGATTTTTAACTTAGGCGAAACAGTAAATAGTAAAAGAACTAGACTATTTCTAGGTGAGGATTCTTGTAACCGAAATATTCAAACTTATCACGACCCAAAGTACCCTTGGATTATGGAATTTGCAGAAGAAATGCGAGCCATAGGTAATTGGAGTAAAAATGAAATCGACTTATCTAAAGAAAAGGTACACTTCGACAGTCTGGATGAAGCTGGCAAGCACATCTATGAATCTGGGCTTAAGTTTGCTATTACTCTTGATAGCTGTGCAGGGCGTGCTCCCTTACAGCTTTTTAATAATGGTGGCATTAGTAATAATCCTGAGTGGGAGTTATACATTACAAACCACCAAAATAACGAACTTTTGCATAGTGAGTCTTATACTGAGATGGTTCGTGCTATATATAATGATGTGGACGTATTCATCGAATCTATAATTGATGACGAACATATTCAGAAACGAGCAACCAGTATCTTAGCAGCATTTGATTGGGCGACCTCTGTATTTGATAAGATGGATGCTAATAGAATTGCTAGAGATAATGGAGCTTCTTCAATGGATGGTACATTACTAGTGCCTTTTCCAGAAATAGATGAGCGAGTAGTTAAAGAAGCAATATTTAAAGCTGCTTTAGTACTTAATATGTTTGAAGGTATTAGATTCTTTGCAACCTTCGTAACAGCTTGGAGCTTCAGTGAACAACCTGATAAATTAATGCCTGGGTCTAGTAATATCTTTAAGTTAATCGCTAGAGATGAGATGATTCACTTAGATGTATTCCAACGAGTGATTAAAATGCTTAGAGAAGACCCTAGTGAAGGGTTTACTAGAGTTGCTGCTGACTTGGAAGATGAAACTTATGATATGTACCAAACTGCATATAATGAAGAAATGGAATGGATTGAGTTTCTATTTAGTAAAGGATCTCCACTTATTGGTATGAACGCTGCAATTCTTAAAGAGTATATGGATTATATTTTTGCTGTTCGTATCACTAATATTGGACTTGACCCTTCCAGATTAGGGCTAACACTAGGAAACAATCCTCTTCCTTGGGTAGATAATTATTTAGATAGTAGTCATATTAAGTCTGCTCCTCAAGAGATTGAGTCTGTAAACTATGTAGCAGCTATTGATAATTCAGTAGATGAAGAATTTGATTTGGACGACCTATGAGTAGAGAAGAAAGGGTAAAAAACCACGCAGCAACAGTATTAGTAGATAATATAGGTAATTTAGAGTTTACTACTGAAAATATTATTACCCCATTTGGAAGTTCCAAACTAAATACTTTAGCAAAGGTTCCCTCACCGGAAACTCCAGTTACTTTAAAGTATAATTTACAGTTATTTAAAGACTTACATCAAATTAATGTAATTCTAACAAATGCCTGTAATTTATCTTGTACTTATTGTTATGAGCAACATAATAAAGATTTCGGTAAGTTTACAGTAGATAAATTATACAAAGTATATAAGTTCTTAGCTAGACTTAAAGGAACTCAACAAACTAAAAACTTCCAATTATTTGGAGGCGAGCCTTTAATCCATAAAAAACTAATACTAGACTTTTTAGCTAAGTATAAAGATGAAATCGCTGAAAATTCTAGAGGACAATTTAGTACTGCGGTTTCAGTATGTACTAATGGAGTTTTACTAACAGAGGAATTTATCGATGAATATTTCTCTTATGAAGGGACTTCTTTAGTTATATCTTTAGATACTATTGAAGCTGATTTAGATCATAGACAAATAGGGCAAGAGGACTTAAATAAAATTCTTAATTTTATTTCTTATATCCCACAAGAGATTAAAGACCAACATAGAGTAGTAGTCAGAACCACTTTAGCAGAAGAACACCTACCACATCTATTAGACTTCGCAGAAGAAATTCATAAGCGCGGAGTTAAACATATGGTACTACATCCTTTAGTATTAGATTCAGGTAGAGGATTTATTCAATGGAATAAAGATACTTGGAATAAACTTTACGAGGATATAACTAATATCTTAGATAAATATGATGATCTTATATTCCAATTTTCAGAGGGAGTTGGCAAAAAAGAGGAAAATAACTGTTTAATAGGTTCAGATATGTTAGCAATTGATGCTTCTGGAGATATTTCTGGATGCCACTTCTTTACTAATCTAAAAGATAATGGAGCAGATATTGCTATACTAGGAAATATTTTTGATGATACTTTATACAAGAATAGATATAAAATTTTCCAAGATGCATATCTAGCAATGTTTGAAGAAGAAGATCAGTGTAAGTCTTGTAACTATAAAAGTTTATGCTATCAATGTCCTGCAGGTAATTTAGATGTAGACGGAAAGCTATTCCGTCCTGATGATATGTGTCAGAATATTGTTAAACTTTATATTCAGCTACACGAAGATATGTCTAGAAAACAGTTCGATGTTAAAAGAAAGAGAATCGAAGCTGCTCTAGCTAAGGAAGGAGATATTGCTTTAGCTAAAGGATTGAGTTATTTATTATTCTATTATCTATATAAATATCACCCTACTACACAACAAGTGCATAAAGGGTTAACTGCTAATCATATGGAAATTGCAGGATTATGGAATGATATTATTAATAAGAAGCTAAAAGTTCCTACTCCCGATGGTTTTATAAATTTTCTTAATAATACTAAGAGTAGTGATGCTGTAAATATATCAACTATTTACTATATCGCCAACCCTGACGCTCCTTATAAACTAATGGTATCTGATGAGGATTATAGTAGAGTGTTTTATTTAACCCTATTACATTTCGTTATCTTAGTACCAACAGCTAACGCTTTTACAACGATGTTTACTCATGAGCCTTAAAAATGTAGAATTAGTCATTATATACCTAGGCAATAAATGCAATTTTGATTGCGTTTATTGTGATAGGCAATATATTGAGAACAAGATCGGAGGGAGAACTCTTCAAATCGATGAAGTCGATAGAATGGAAGAGTTCTTTCTTTGGGCTGAAAAGCAGGAGAATCAAATAAAGAGGGTTTCTTTCCACGGAGGGGAACCCTTTTTATTTATGCCTAAAATTAAACGAGCAATGCAGTGGTTGGCCGCTATCGCGGCGCGCAACGATTGGAAAATATCGTTCACAACTAACGGCTCACTAGTAAAGAAGAATGAGGACTTTTTTGAGCAATATTCTGGGCTACTAACTGCAACAGTCAGTTACGATTTTATGTATCAGGGTATTAATAGAGTAAAGAAAGCTCCTAATGGTATTAAGTGTGGAGAATGTAATTGTATAGATGTATGTGAGTCAGACTTACCTAATGTTATAGAAATGAGCGAAGTTTTAAATAAGCACTGCTCAGAGTGGAAGTTTCAGTATGTTATGCCTATTGATAAACCAGACTCTTTATCCTTTAAGAATCTTAGTGCTATAACTAAAACCTGCTATGCGACAGGGTGTAAAACAATTAATCTTATCCCACTAAGACACCATCGAGGGAAGGACAAATTTGATGTAATTATTGATAAAATTAACTTACCACAATTTCTTGATGCTTTTATGGAATTTGTCCAAATTCTCTATATTAAGAAATTAAACGTATTTATTGATGGGCAATATCATAATATCGATAAAGCTTATTTCAATGGACACAGTAAGTTAATCCTTGCGCCGAACGGCTTCATATATCCGGAGTTCGATTTCCTTGAGTATAAGACCGATTATGCTCGTATAGGTAAATGGGATAATAGTGAACCCAAGATATGGGATAGTGAGGGCGACGATGACAAGATAAGAAAAGATTGTTTAGAATGTCCTTCACGGGCGTCTTGTGGATTGAAATACTTATATTTCCTATTTGATGTTAAACCAGAAGGCTCTTGTGTGCAGTTCTATCAAATTATTGACTTTGTAACACTACATTTAACGCAACTAAAAACTCACAAAAATTTATTAGAATTAGTGGGAATTTCAGAAAATTTTGAGATAAAAAAATGAATAAATATGAGGAGCAATGGGTAAATTATGATACCCTTAAATCATTAGAGTATGACCTATACTTCTCAGTAGGTAGAAGATACTATTGCGCAGCAAATTGTGAGGTATGTTATATTAAAGATCAATTAGATATAGTTCATAATACTACAGGAGTTTACCCTCCGATATCTTCAAAAATAATTAAGTTATGGGATTCAGTATTCGATTACTTTTCAGTTATTAGGACAGATGATGATATTTACTACTATAAAAAGGAGTACCCTGAAGCATATAATTGGTTCAAAGATAACGCTAGCAAACTAGAGTATTGTATTACGGATAACGCTATTATAAGGTATCATAGGATTATTGATGAAGTACAGTTTAAAAGTATGGGATCTATAACTATTTCTTCTACCTTTGTAGATAAAATAAATACTAATAAATTACTTAAAATCTTAAATAAAATTCAATCAATTTCCCCTATAAAACACTTCAAACTTATAAATACAACTAGCGAAAAATCCAAAAATCTACAACCTTTTGCTGATTTTGCGAAAAAATTAAACATAGATATTATAGCCCATCATGATTTTAGAGATGAAAGAGCACAAGTTTTAGATGAGTGGGCTACTGAACAAAGTGATTGGATTTCTACTAAAGACGGTGAAGTAGTACATCTATATGCTAATAGTAGAGGTTCGACAACAGCTCCTCATTTTTATTATGATAGGTTCTATTTCTCTAATGACGCTGCGTCAGACTTTGGAGTTAAACCTTTCCATATTATTAAGAATGAGTTTAACCCAGAACAGTTTTGTTATGACTTAATTAAAGGAAAGCAAGAAATTTATAAAAAATGGGTAAAATTAGACTTTACAGATTATATTAACACTACTTTAAACTATAAAGTTAATTATCCTTTTAACTTTATACCTGGAGTTATGTTACCTTCATACTCTAAATTTTGTGCTAAATTAATAGATAGAGGTTGGATTAGAGTACCACAAGGCTTGTATAAGGAAGGAGATACGATAGTATCTATTATGGAGAAAAAATGAATAAGTTTATAACCGAAAGTGGTATAGAATTTTATTATGATAGTAGTAATAATTCTATGTATAATAATAAAAAAGAGCTAATTAGTGCTCCACAAGACCCAGAGATTGATTATAAAGATTTAGCTAAAAATCATAATACTATTATTAAGACTAGAAATCCAGTAGCTTTAAGAATCTTATTTGGGCATGCTTGTAATTATTCTTGTAGTTATTGTATGCAAAAAGATATTGGCAATCCTAATGAAAGAGCTAAAAGTATTCATATAGACTCTTTTATTAACAATGTAAAACTATTAAACTTAGATAATTTGGAACGAGTAGAATTGTGGGGAGGAGAGCCTTTTCTATACTGGAATGATATTAAAGAAGTAATGACTCAATTAGATAAAGAAGGTCTGCACTTTTTTATATCTACCAATGGCTCACCTTTAAGACAGAAACATATAGACTTCTTTAAAACTTTAAAAGCTACAATAGCTTTAGGTATTAGTCATGATGGACCTGGGCAAGAAGCCCTTAGAGGGGAAGAAATATTAAATAAGCCTCATATACAAAAAGTACTAAAACAACTGGACAATTTATACCCTAAAGTTCAATTCTCATTTAATACGGTTATTAGTAATACTAATTGGAACTTATTTAAGATAAATGCTTTCTTTTATAAGTTTGTCAGAGAGTTAGGATTAAAAAATACTACTTTAAGTTTCACTTTAGGTAGAAGTTATGATAAAACTGACTCTAAAAATAGTTTTGATTGCGTAGTCGAAGACTTACAAGGATTCGAAGAATTATGTAATGACTACATAGATAAATGTATTAGACAACTAAAAGAAGAGGGCTTAAGTAAATCTTTACCTATCTTACAGTCTAATATATTTAATGGGAGTGCGGGAAGTATTAAGTATGCGCAGTTAATGCGTAGTATTATACCTATTACAATGACTTCCAATTGTGGAGCAGATGCTAAAGATGTGTTATCTTTAGACACTCAAGGAAATATTAGATTATGTCCACATACAGAGTATATTAGTGGAAATATTACATCTTTAAATAGTTTTGAAGTGGGGGGAATGGATTTGACTAAGAAAATAAGTCATTGTGGGAATTGCTCTGTGAAGAGACTCTGTAAAAGTTCTTGCCCTATCAACTTTCCAAGTAAAACTTTCTTAAAAAATTGTAGGGCAGAGAAGATTTGGTATGGCGCTATACAATTAGGCGCTTTTGCTTTATTATTTGGAGAGAGATGCTATAAAGCTCCTCTACCACAGTCGCATTGACATTGACAATCGCATACAGTAGTATAATCGTCATAGAATGAGTGGTTGTGAGATATTAAATTATTTAATACCGCAACCATTTGTTCATACTTATTTGCATCAATAGTATTACCCGAAGAAGTATCACTAGGGCCAGTATTAGAAGTTGTATGAGTTGAAACGTTTTCTGATCCCATTATTGTGCCGTCCTATCGTTAATTGTATGTTTATGTGAGTGAATAAACCTAGCTACATTAGCGTATTGATTAAATCTAGAAGCCTCGATAACTTCTCCAATACTTACTGCGGTTACGTCTCCTGGTTTGGAATTAGGGCTTCCAGTATTTTTAGATTCTTCTCTGTTTCCGCTATGTCCTGTATTACCATAAGTTTTAGAACTATACCTATCAGTATAGTTATGATAATGAGCTAAAGCATTATTTAACATACTCCTTAGCTTATTAATATGTCCTGCTTCTACACTGTTACCAGGACTAAATTTAGTATTTAAATCATTAACATTGGTAGAGTTAATAGCTGCATCTCCTCCAGAAGGGAATGTAACGCTATTAGGATTAACAGTTCTTTGAGCACTACCCATTTAATTTCTCCTTTATTAAATCAACTACCTCTTTAGTATTATCTAAAGTTAAGGTATATTTTGACTGCCCTATATAAGTTAAAATATTTAACTGTTGGGCGAATTCCCTACTTTGAATAATATATGGGGGCAATCTGGGGGTTAAAGTTTTCATAGCTAAATAATAGTTTTCTATTATTTTTTCATCTGCTTCTACCCAAATAGCTCCTCTAAAAGGAGTTCCTGCAGGTAAAGCAACTATAATATCTCCCTTTATATTATCTCTATTATCTATTAAAATAGGCTTTATTATGTAAGGGTATATAATCTTACTATGTAATTCACATAAGATATTAACATCAAATCCATTTAATAAATCATCTGAACCTGTGCCTCTACCTTGTAATCTATCTATAAATAACTGGAAGTCTTTAAAATTCCAATCAATTAATTTAAAGTATTCCTCTATATCTTGCTCTCTGTGAGTACTTTTTAAGTAATCATAAATAATAAAATAATAATTTATATCAATAAAAGTAGTATTAGGTTCGTTTAAACAAATATAATCTCCTAATATAGGAGCAACCTCTAAACTCCCTTCTAAGCCTATTAAATTATTATTATGAGATTCTGATAATAGACTATACTTTTTAAAAGGTATATTATTAAGTTCTTGGTGAACAAGAGCAAATGTAGTTAAATTAAACTTAGGAACTTTCACTTTAATACCTCTAACTTACTTCCAGTATAATTAGTCATAATATTAGAAAAATATTCCTGAAGCGTATAAGTTTTAGAATCTACTACATTATAAATATATAAACCATCCTTAAAAATTGCTTTATCCTCCCACTTATATTTAGATACTAAAGTATCTTTACTATCTATACCTTTTATTCGTTGTATTAAATATTGGCATAAGTCTAGTAATTTGGAATCTTTAATATCCAATACTTTATGTAAAGTTAAGAAAAAATTAGCTGGATTTATCATTACTATCAAACTAAATAGCGCACTAGGAGCTATTTGGACCTTAAATTTAGTTGAGGATATATCCACCCTATTTAAGTCTTTACTAGTTTCTAGTTCAACAACATTTTTAGTGTGATTTAGTAGTATATTAAATAATTCGGTTTGAATACCCCCTAAATTAGGGATAATATCATAGTAAATATCTTTGATAATATCTCTACCTAAATACTGTGTTAGTGTATCCAATATATCACTATTATAATAAGATTGAGCCATACAGTCGATTAAATACATTGATGTCCATTCTGCCTTAGTATAACTATAAGTTTCTACTACAATATCTACAGAACTAATAGGTATTTCAGTTCCTATCTCATTAAAACGATAGTTTGTATTATCTTCTGGTAATATAATATTTAAAGTTTTTATCTTATATTTATCTACATAATCTTGCCTAGCAGCAGGAGTAGTAGGTAATAACTTCCAAATATGCCTAGAGTACGCCATATGATATTTATTACATAAAGTAAATATATCAAAGAAAGACTCTAGAGTTGCTCCAGGTAATCCTAAAATTAATTCGAATTCCGCTAAATGATTATTAGGGAATTCTTTTGTTAAAGCTTCATGTATAGATATATGATCTTCAATAGGAAGATTTTTACGTTTTATATTCTTTAAAGCCTCTAAATTGGTTTCTTGTATAGCTATAGTTTGTGTATCTAGCATACCATAAGAAGTTAATAATCTATAAATTTCCAACAAATACTTCGAATTAGTTTTTGTTGGCCCCATTACATTAACTTTTAAGTTAGGGTTGCGGGATATAATTTCTTGTATAATCTCTACATCTCTAGGGATTATACCGAAGTTAGCATCTATAATCTCAAAAGCTTCTAAATCGAAATTATCTAAAATAAATTTAACATCTTCTAGAATTAATTCAGTAGGTTTAAAACTTACTTTAGCTCCCGTGCCACCACTCCATTCACAATAAGTACAACGATAGGGGCAGCCTCTAGAGCTTTCATAGTATATAGTAGTATAATTATTATCTAACTTATCTGCAAACCTTTCAAATACTTTAGAAGGCCACTTAAAATCTCTTTTATAGAAGTCAGAAGTAGATTCCTTATAATTTAATCTATTTTCTGTAGGATAAATACAAAAAGGTACAGTATCTAAACTCAGATTATTGTCTAAAGCTCTAAGTAATTCTGTTAAGAAAACTTCCCCATATCCATCCTCTCTACAAACGTAGTCAATATATGGATGATCTTTAAACCAAGCTGGATTTACCTTATACATTTGATGAGGCCCACCTACTACAATTATAGTATTAGGCAAACTCTCTTTTACATCTTGTAAAAACTTTACTAGTTTATCGTAGTTCCAAGTATATAAAGACGTAAGTATTAGTGCAGGTTTAGTATCTAAAATAGTTTGTAAAGTACACTCTGAAAAATTCAAAGCATCATTCCATACCCAATTAGACTCAGAATAATTATCTTGTATATAAGCCTGAAAAGATAGCCAAAGATAGGGAAAAGCCTTACCTTTGTCTAAGGGGTTATAATTGATGTACGAAATTGATTTGGTCATACGGTATATTATACCCGACTCTGACCATTTTGTCAAGAATTATTTTTTGATAACTTCATCACACTTAGCTATCTGTTCATCGTGCCTAGCTGTAGTATCCTCTAGTCTCTTAACTCTATCTTCCATATATTATCCTTTTGGATTAGCGTCTTTCACAGCCTTATTACCTGTGTAGAAGTCAGATTGTTTCAAGTCAATACCTTGGTCAATAGCGTGCCATAGCATATCTAACTGGTCTGCTATTGGTGCGTAGTCCTTTGCTCTGTCTCGTTGGTATTGATTGGAGTCGTATTCTGCTTGTAGTCTTGTGATTTCTGCTTGTATTTCAGCTTGTGGAATCTCGGCTGTTATCCAAGTTATGACATCACCATCTGCTTCGTGCATAATAGAAAATTCTGCTGTTGAGTTTAATGATTTAATTGCTTGTGCTGTTGTAATCACGATAATACCTCCCATACAACTAGTGAACTATCGCCATAAGTAGCATTAAAAGGGATAGATGAACCAGACCAAATAGCAACTTGAGGTGTATAAGTAAATGCTGTTGAACCATCAAATTCATTTAAAGAATCAGTATCTTGTAAAATGTAGTTTGTAGTAAGTGAAGCACTACCACCACTACCAGGGTCATAAGATTCCTCATATTTAACAT